ATGTAACGGGTTGGACAGGATTGTTCTGTAGTGTATTCCATCCAGTCTCTTTGTTGGTAGGAATAAACAGAGTTGGCATATAGGGAATCTTCTTATCGATACGTTTGCCATCTTCAAATCCTCTATAGAGAATGTTATTACCGTATCGATTGACGCTAGTGTAAAAGTTCATATTACCTCCGAACTTACATGTTAGCTTATATTATACTATAAAAAGGAAAGGGGGGCAACAGCCCCCCAATCATTTATTTCTTGTCAGATACAAAAGAATACATTTCCTTTGCCTTCTCTTGAAGCTCTTCCATTGTATACATTTGTGGAACATCTTCAATAGTTTTTTTACCAGCTTCCATCATTTGAGTGAAGAGAGTGGTATTCAATTCTACTTGTTTATCCATGTAGTCTTTTGCCATAGCAAGAATGTCTGCACGGATTTCGAATGGGTTTTTATTAGACATAATAGTCTCCTGTGTTGTGTGTGTTGTAAAAGAGGCCACTACAGCCTCTCTTGATTGATATGTTTAAATCACAAGTCTTCTGTGCTAGTCAACATTAGATACTTTGCTTCTTTATGGTAACCCATTCTAGAAAGCTCAGCTGCTGCTCTTGCTTTTCCTAATGAAAGGAAGAAGTTGTTGAATCCACTAAAGAGTCCACCCACCGGTGCAAAAGCGTATTTCATTACTGCTGCAGTCATTAGAAACGTCTCCTTAGATGGCCGGTCTTATTATGAGCGACACTCCAGATGTCTCCACGACAAATGCCGATATCCAGTAAGTCTTTGTCTGAGAGCTTTTGCAACTCTTTCATAGTCTTTCTAGCTTCGGAAATTTCCTTGCGGGTTGTGTGTGTATCTTTGAGTAAATCAAACAGAGCTCTAATTGCGTTCTGTAAGAAGTTGGCTTGTGTTAGTATTAATTGTGTCATGTTGTTCCTCGTTTTGACCAATATTGATTTTACGAGGACGCATTTCTTCAGGGATGATGTACTTCAGTTCGATTGCAAGTATACCATCTCGAATATCTGCTCCGTGCACTTTTACGTGCTCAGACAGCCGGAATGTTCGTTTAAACTTCTTTGTGGAAATTCCACGGTGAATAAACTCACGACCCCTTGAGACATGCTCCCCTGTTACTGTCAAGGTACGATCCTTAACTTCAACAGATAGTTCATCCTTTGTGAACCCCGCAATTGCCAACTCAATCAGATAGTCTGATTCAGATGTGCGAATAATATTATGTGGGGGATAGTGGTCCTGAGCATGTTTAGCAGTGAACTCTAGTTCATTGAATAAATGATCAAAACCAACGAAGGAAGACCGCGGGAATAGTGTTTGTAAGCCTGTCATTGTTATCTCCTTTTGAGCAAGCAAGATTGATATGTGACCGGACTGATCCGCATCACTATAGTATATATAATACCTTTGACATCAAAAGTCAACAGGTATGTTTATTTATTTCCAATATTATATTTTGGACAAAGTTCCCACTGGACTTTCTCCTTAAATGGGATGATCTTAATCTGACGAAGTGGCGCGCAATTCAATTCGCTTACGCCTTCGATCTCAACAAGACCCCAATCACTTAACAGTGTAGCGATTGTGTTTCTTCGTGCGAGATCATTCTCTTCAAGATTAGCTTTCTTCCCATCTAACATAAACAGCTCTTTAAAGTGGACGATGAAGTATCTGCCCTGCTTATGTAGAATATGACATGATTGAAATAGCTTTTTGTCTTTGCGGGATGCAACACCAATGCGTGTAAGTGTCTCACGAACCTTCAAGAAATCATCTGGTTCGTTCAGAACAACTTCCAACATATCTGTAGGTTGCCATTGAACAATATTATTTTCTTCCACCTTTGCTCACCTTCTTTTTTATTATAGTTATCTGTTCAGGTGACAGAAGAGGCAGTACTTGCTTAGCTTTTTCATTGCTGTATCCATAGTATTGCTTAACCACTTCAATATCACTTAGCTGTTCAGGTTTAATCCATTTCGAAAATCTTTTACGTTTTCGAATAATATTTATAAGAAAGTGATATTGGAGTTTATTGTCCAAGTGATGATACTTATTAATCTCATTAGCGAACATAATAGTATCTTGAAAGTAGCTTAATGATCTATTGATCATAAAACCATTATATGACTTCTCGGTCATATCATCAACCATAAGATCTCTCTTATGATCGTTTATGCTGTTGAGGTAATCAAATGGACTCATTTGAAGTTAACCTGCATCATAATCTCTGTCATACAAGCGACAGTATTAAGCTCGTGGTCAGCAACAAATGCATCCTTGTATTGATAGTCTGCTAGAATAAGAACCAGCTGAGGAACACTATTGTCAGCAACATACTGGAACATATTATCGTATAGACCTCTAAAGATAGCAACAGTGTCAACGTCCATATGGTTAACTACCCATGCTCGCATCTTCTTAAACTGTTTGCCCTTTAGGTGTTGTACTAGCTCAGCAATGCTACTATCAACACTACCAATGTCAGCGCCACCGCTATCAAAGCCACCAATAGATCGACGTTGACCTTCGTTAAGAACTCTGCGCCAGTCAGGAGCATGCTTCATAATTAAGTCAGCAATCACCTTATTCTCATAAGGTACGTTCTCTTGATCTAAGATATCAGTGAATCGCTTGAAGAATTGAGCAGCTAGCTCAGCCATATCTTTCTTAGATGTATTGAACTCATAGACACCACAACGAGAGTGTAACGGCTCGATGATACGGTTCTTAAAGTTGCATGTAAGAATGAAACGACAGTTGTTACTAAACTCTTCGATGAATCCCCGCAAGGCAGGTTGGGTTGATTGAGGATTAAGGTAATCAGCCTCATCCAGAATTACTACCTTGTACCCACCTTGCAAGGATACACTAGAGGCAAACTGCTTGATCTTGCCACGTAGTGTATCAATGTTGCCTTCTTCAGATCCATTGACTACGATATAGTCAAGGTCTAATTGTTTACACATAGCCTTGGCAACAGTTGTCTTACCCAAGCCAGCAGTACCAGAGAACAACATATTAGGAAGCTCACCAGTATCTACAATAGCCTGAAGTGTTTGTTTTAGTTGTTTAGGAAGGACCGTGTCCTCAATTGTTTGAGGACGATACTTCTCAACCCACAGAAAGTCTTTAGACATATTAACCTCATTATATAAAAAATCATTGTATCACAGTTAGGCTAAAATGTCAATTACGATTCTGCGGCCTCATCTTGTTGATAGGATTCAGCTAGCTGGATAATCTGTAAAGACTGATCACGTAGCTGGCCAATAGTAGTTAGCTCTTCACCTTTAAATGCACCACGAGAAGTCAATGCATCAACCACAGCCACAGTGCTTCGGGCTACTCGGTTAGATAGATTGTAGATCTGAGAGTGATCGGGTGTTGTTTGTTCTGCTTTCGCCATTTGATTCTGCTCCAATTATGATTCGAAAGTTGATGTTTTTTCTAAGGCAATCCAGTACTTGAGATCCATTGTATCATCCATACTACTAAACTGTGAGATTAGTTTGGTGGAGATCTCGACTTTATAATCGCTAGGGATAAGTTTAAGGTTAGCAATATCAATGATGAAGTTGCAATCAGATAGTTTGCTTTCTCCATCAACGTCAATAGCATATGTGTTTGATGTTGAGTTATCTGTCTCTACAATAGAGAGACGAATAAGACCATCAACATGTCTAATCGACATTTGCGAATGACCTAACGCACTTGCAGCGCGCTTGAGGTTATTCAGTGTACCCTGATCCAGAGAGAATGTTACATCTGGTTCGGGCATTGAGATTGGTTTGGACGGGCTTGTCAACATCTCTGGATCAGAGAAGAAGTACTTAATCTCAGCACGGCCCGTGCTGTCACCAATCAATAGATGGTTAGGCTCAAACCTAACACGAGGACTATCCACAAGTCCCAACACATTCAAGAATTCTTGCAGATCGTAGATACCAAACTGCTGTGAGAATGTTTCGGGAACCGTGGCTTGTCCAAGGATGTTCTTTGGTTCAGCCATAGTCATAATAGTGTTACCTGGTTGGATAACTACATTACTATTGACTGTCGCAAAGTTCTTCAACACTTGCATAGTAAAATTGGACAGTTCCATTATCAGTTTCCTTTAATTTTGGAGAAGTTTTTCTCCTTATATATTTCGAGCTTATTGGCAAACTTACCATCAAGCACTTCACCTTTATGGGATATAACAAATACATTTGTATCGTTCCCAAGAGTATAGATGATTTTCATCAGATTGTCAACACCTTCATGATCCAAAGATGAATCAAATGTCTCATCGAGGATTAATAGATTGGTTGCAACTGAGTTTTTCATCTTTGCAATCTGTCGCCATGTAAACAGAAGTGCAAGGTCAATACGTTGCTTCTCACCCTCAGAAAAAGAATCGTAAGTGAAGTTATCACGGAAACGAGATCTGATTGTTTCTTGAAAAGCCTCGTCAAGGTTAAACGACACGAAGAAGTCTAACACCTGCAGGTACTGATTGACTAACTTATTTATCACAGGAAGGTATTGTTTTACAATCTTTGTTTTGATTCCTGTGTCTTTTAGCATCTGGCTCATCACCAAATTATAGTTGAACTGCTCGTTCAATACAAGTTTCTGCTCGACATATGCATTGCCTGTCTCTACAAGTTGATTAAGATCGTCTTGAGCTGCCTCTACATCAACATTGTTGTTTAGCTTGTCAATCTCTCCTTGAGTACGATCAATAGACGATTGGAATTGAGATATAGACTGATTGTTAGCAGCGAGAGTGCTTTGATACTCTCTACACTTCTCTATAATTGTATTTGCTGCTAGAAGTGCATCTTGAGCGGTACGTAGTCCTTCATCAGCTTTAGTAATTCCCGCCTGGAGTTCTTTCGCTCGTGCTTTACCTTCCAGCACGTGGGCCTCTTTTGTGTCCTCTGTGATGGTTTGATCACAGGTCGGGCAGATATCGTTTTTCTCAAAGAATTGGACGTCTTTAACGATCTTCTTGACTTCAGTGTTGAACTTCGTTTTGTACGCTTCAAGCTCTTTAATACTACCTTCTTGTTGTTTTCTTTCTGCATCTGAATTAGGTAGTTGAGATTGAATGGAATCACTAAGCTCTTTGTTCGATCCCTGTAGAGTCTCGATTTCATATCGGAAATCAGAGATGAGTTTGAGCTTCTCTTCCCTTTGCTCTTCATTAATTGCTTTGACGTCTTTAATGTATTTTTTCTGAGCGTCAATTTTAGTTGTTGTAACGTCATGCTGATGTATAACATCTTTTATCTGTTCCTTTAATAATGACGTCTTCTCCTTGAGAATATTATTCATCTTAGAGAAGACGTTAATGTCCAGAAGATCCTCGATCACATCTCTTCGATTCGTAGAGCTTAGCTGCATGAAAGGAATAAAGGAGGAGGAGCCTAGCACTACAATCTGATGGAAGCTCTTATGATTAAGCTTCAAGATGTTTTGCTCGAGGATCTTCTGGTACTCTTTGGCATGCGACGATTGGTTTATCATCGTGCCATTTTGCCATATTTCAAAAGCGTTAGGTTTAATAGTTCTTCGGATTAGATACTCTTTACCATGAACATCAAATGTTACCTCAACTACTGTACCTTTGTTGTTGATACTATTGACTAGCTGAGCCTTACTTATGTTGCGGTGAGCTCTACCAAACAATGCGAAGCTCAGAGCATCCAACATTGTTGACTTACCAGCACCATTATGCCCAACAACAAGTGTAGTGCTATGCTTGGTAAGATCTACTTCTAACCATTGGTTGCCGGTTGAAAGAAAGTTCTTCCAGCGTAAAGATTTAAATGTTATCATGCTATCTCTAGGGTTTGTGCCTCTATCATCAATCCGCTCATCTCAACTTTTATCCGATCCTTATCAAGGTCAGTATCGACAGCATCGATATAGCTGTTAAGAAGGGTAGGAGTATCATCCACCGAAACGCTCTCATCGTCAACAGCTGATCCTACAAACTCGTTAAAGTTTTCTGCGATCTTTAGTTCAAGAATGTTACGGTTCTGAATGCGGTCGATGAATCTATCGAATGTAAATGTGTCTGACTTGTTAATGACAACAATCTTTACAAAGTGATTTTCAATGCCTGAAAGATCATAGTGAAGATAGTCATGCTTAGTATCGTCATACCTAATCCGATAATGAAGAGTGTGAGGGTTGCGAATGGCTTCAATAGTTCTGGTCTCTGTATCAAGTATGTGAAAATACTTGGGATCGTGTGCATCATTCCAAAAGAACTCCATCTGTGAACCAAGATACATGATGTTGTCTTGTTCTGATTTAGTATGAAAGTGACCAGAAAGTACTCGCTCAAAGCGTTTAAAGATAGAGCGATCTAAACCATGCTCACACTTAATACCTTTCATCATCTCATATCCCTGGATATCAAAATGACCTCCAATCCAATCACACTTTGCATTTGCAATAAAGTCTAGCGATTGCTTTTCGTTGTCATCATCAATCCATGGGACTAGACCTATCTTCATAGATCCATATTCCATTACCTTAGGGTCTTGAATGATCGTTACCTCATTCATATAGTGGCCCAGTAGTTCCTTGAGAGAGTTTAACTCACCTGTGTTCTTATAGAATGTGTCATGGTTACCACGAATGATATCCATGGTGATACCTAACTCTCTGAGCGGTTTAAGAAAGTGATTACGGTTACGGTTAAGAGCACGGAAGTTGATAAACTTCCTGTTATCGTAGTAATCACCAAGATGCACGATATGCTTAATATTATGTTCCAGAAGATAAGGAAAAAATACATCGCTATAAAATTTCTCTGCATTATCGAGAAATACGTCGCTGCTATTGCGGATACCACAATGAGTGTCATTAAGAAGGGCTATTTTCATGATTAAGTATGTTCCATTTTGGCGTCCAGCCTAGTTTCAACAACGCTTCGATATTGGCTTTTGTGTGTACACGTTCTCCGCTAGGATTCGCATCACGCCACTCACCTTGGAAGTTCATAACCTTAGCTACCTCTTCGACTGGTGTAGAATGACCAGTACCAATATCATAAACACGTTGACTCATTATAGCTGAATTGAAGTTGGAGATCAACGCTTGAATTGCTTCGACTACATCATCTACATGCACAAAGTCGCGGTAGTGTCCTCGATTAATATATTCAACTTCACCTCGTTTGAACTTCATAAACAACATGTCATCACGACCAGGCCAGATAGTATGAAATCTCATACCAACAGCTGGATAGTCTTCTGCTTGGATCTCGTTCATTTTCTTAGTAGCGGCATAAGGATTGCCCCACCACTCATATGCATTAGAAGAAGACGCATACAGAATATTACTATCGTTTAACTCGGAGAATGCTAGCATATGGCGCATGCCACCTACGTTAACATCTTCATACAGCTCTGGCGCGTCAAACGAAGGTCTAACACCAGCAAGAGCAGCTAGATGAACAATTGTGTCTATTGGTTTAGATTCGTCATGAAGCTCTGCCCAATGTTCCCAATTGCGGACATCTTTATCCTCTCCAAAGGTTACGACAGGATATCCTTTACCAACTAGATGTTTTACTAGTCGGCTACCGACCATTCCATCAGAGCCAGTTACCAAAATACGTTTCACTATTCGTCCTCCATAAAATCTCCAAGATCAGAATCAACGTACATTACTCGTTTCTTACGTTTCTTCTCTTCTTTCACATACTGTTTAATCTCAGTGTCTTTTTCTTTCACTCTATCAATACGATCTTTTAATTGATTGACAAATGCTTGCACAACCTGTACAGACTGCTGATCTGATTGGTCTGTGGCAATGTACTCCTCAAGACCACTCTGAGAGAGATATCGTAACTTAACATCCTGCTGCTTCTTTTCCTTTGCAATGCGACGAAGGAATGCATACCAACTAATCTGCGTAAAGTATGCAAATGCGTTGGGCAAGCCTGTTCGAGTAGCTGCTTCGATGTTATAGTTTTCAATTGCTTTCAGACAATTCTCTACAGCATCCATGACCATTTCTTCACGATATGTGTATCGAATGAAGTTAGACTTATGAGAAAGCCCTTCCGAGATCTTTAGGAAACAAGAAGCGATGTAGTCTGGTACAATTGGCAATGGTTGATGATTTGCCTTTGCTTCTTTTAGTGTTGTACAATAATCGACAACTGCTTGAGAGAACTCTTTGTTGTTAACATAATGAATACTCGCGCGTTTTGATCTAGCCATAATATAGTCCTCACTATTTGATATTATTATACATCATTAAAAAAGATTTTACAACCCGTTGACTTATTTTTTATTTCTGGTATAATAAGGCATCAGCCTTGCAGGGGGCAGTATATCCCTACTTAACTAAAAATCCAATCCGTGGATCTTCGAGTTGTCCATCTGCATCATCATATGAATTTACAAAGGTATAACCATGTGTTTCCATATGTTGTTTCTTTACACCCAGATCTGAAGCCCACACAGGAATGATATGATCATAATCCGGGTCCGGCGATGGACGTAAATGTACTTCTATAACTTGATTACCTTTGAATTCAACATTAATTACACCAACGTCTCTTAGACAAACCAATTCATCTGGTACCTCTGGTATATAGTCAGATCTTTTCCACTCTACAAACTTGGTCAGGTTGATAGGCATGTTGGTTCCTTCCCAACAAGAAGACCCTTTCCATGGCTGCAACCATTTACCATTAATCATATCTCTGTCGTATTTCCACTTATAGTTTGCTGAGTAGTGTTTTCCTGTCAGGTATTCACACCAAAAGTAACCTGCAGGGACAGAGCGGTCGTCACCAGCCTTTATTTCTTTGACATGTGCTCCAACACCCATGCCCGATATATTGTATATAGGTCTTACGACATATGTCCCATCCTTGGTTGGAGCTGTTCCACACGGTCCACAATCATATCCAAACAGCTCTGCAATGTATAGTTTATTAAACCATTTGTGATGATGGGGATACTTTTGATATGAATCGTCGTCTTGCATTAGTGCAGCTTATCCTTATTAAACAACGGAACAACATTATTGCTATCTGAATCAGCGTTGTCTGCCTGTTGTAGTTTATGTAGTATTCTTTGTATTGTTATTGCATCATCACTATCGTAAGGACTAGATATGTCCCCTTCTTCAGCTTGAGATTCAATTGATTTTAAATATTGCTCCAATAGAACTTTAGATGGCTTTGCTTCACCAACAATATGAGAGTAATTCAACAGCTGTAAATATTCATCATTAAGCTGAAATGACATCCAGGGTCTAAATGAATAATATCTATATCCTGTCTCAAGATTTTCAGTTCTCGTTATCATCATAGCATTACGTACAACTATGTTAACATCATCACCATCAGGCTCTTGTACAACCTGGGCTATAATTTCGTCTCCATTTGATAATCTAAACTGCGTATGATTCATTTGAGATCTACCTTTACTATTTCATAATCAAAATGTTCTTTCTCATACATCTTTACACGAAGAGCAGAGTGTGTGAGAGTAAAATTATTTCTTTTACCCCAGTGAAGATCGTCAGCTATGTCAAATAGTTTAGTATCTTGTCCATTGTCCGATTTCCGTAGTCCGCGT